TCGGGCGTCGTTGCCCGAGTTGAACCGGCAGATCGCAGAACTGGAATCGTGGGTGAATCGCCCATCGCCGCTCGCGCTCCGGCTGTCCTGACCCCCTCGCGTTCAGTCGCGGGCTGAAGGCCGGAGCCTTCATTTTTGAACGATTGCCTGCACCGGGCGCGACAACGCTAACCTAAACCCCATTTAACACCCGTTTAACTCCGCGCCAGAGCGATTTTGCGGGCGCGGGAATACCCGAAAGCAGGGGTAGAGAGTAAAACCGCTTAAAACGCCGCTGAGACGGCTTCAGCGAATCGCCGGGGTTTTGCCCCTGTGCAATAGTTTTTAACTACCTTTTTATATAAACTAATAGCATGAATTTACGATACGCCGTTTCCATTGCCCTCAACCGTCCCGACGGCTCCGTCCCGGACTGGATTCAACTGTTCCCGGCGGGGCCCATTATAGAAGGAGTGGATGGCCGCGCCTGGACGCTGCCCGACCCGACCGCCCTGGTCGCCGCCTTCGCCCGGCGCCCCGCCGCCCTGGTGATTGACTGGGAACACGCCACCGAACACCGCGCCCCGGTGGGCCTGGACGCCCCCGCCGCCGGCTGGATCGACGAACTGACGGTGCGCGACGGCGCGGTGTGGGGTCACGTCGAATGGACCGACCGAGCCGCTCAGCAGATCACCGCCAAGGAATACCGTTTTTTGTCGCCCGTCTTCACCTACCAGAAAGCCGACGCCCGCATTGTGGAACTCATCAGCGCCGGCCTGACCAACCAACCCAATCTCAACCTCACTGCGCTGAACCGCGCCGAGGAACTCCCCATGGCTTTATCGTCCGCCCTTCATGCGGCCCTGGAACTCTCGACCGGCGCGGATGAAGCCGCCGCCATTGCCGCCATCGTGGCGCTTAGACAGGAACTGGCGACCGCCAAGAACCGCGCCGAAACGCCACCGCTCGACAAATTCATTCCCCGCGCCGATTACGACGCCGCGCTGGCCCGCGCTGCCAACGCCGAGCAGCAGATCGCCGCCCTTAATAAGGAGCGCCGCGACACCGAGATTGCCGGACTGGTGGGGTCTGCGTTGCAGGCGAAGAAGATTATCCCGGCCACGAAGGATTACTACGTCGCCATGTGCCAGACCGAGGGCGGCGTTGCCGCGTTCAAGGCGTTTCTCGATAAAGCGCCGCCGCAGATCGGTGAAGCCTCCGGGCTAGACGACAGGAAGCCGGACGCGGGCGTGGCCCTGAACGCCGAACTGCAAGCGGTCTCGGCGCTGTTCGGCAACTCCTTTGAAGACCTGAAGAAATTTGGAGGACTCGTCTGATGGCGCTTTCCGCAGACCGCAACACCCCCTCCATGGACGGCTACGACATCGCCCTGTCGGTCGCCGCCAGCACCACCATTTACGCCGGCAGCGTGGTAGTGGTCAACGCCAGCGGCTACGCCGTCCCCGGCGTGACCGGCACCGGCTACGTCGTGATGGGTCGGGCCGAAGAGTCGGTCGTCAACAGCGGCGCGGCGGGGGCAAAAACCCTGCGCGTCAGCCGCAATCGGCTATTTCAGTTCGCCAACTCGGCGGGCGACACCCTGACGCAAGCCAGCATCGGCCAGACCGCCTATATCGAAGACGACCAGACCGTGTGCAAGACCAGCACCGGCAAAACCGCCGCCGGCAAAGTCTTCGCCGTCGAAACCAGCGGCGTCTGGGTTTGGATGACTTAAGGAGCCTCTCATGCTTGTCAACGCCAGCAGTCTGTCCGCCGTCTTCCTGAACCTGAAGACCGAATTCAACCGCGCTTTTGACGCTGCGCCCAGCGTCTGGCAGCAGGTCGCCATGCGCGCGCCTTCGGGCAGCGCCCAAAACGATTACAAGTGGTTGTCCGACTTCCCCAAGATGCGCAAATGGATCGGGGATAAGGTGATCAAGAGCCTGGAGGGCTTTAGCTACACCCTGATCAACGACGACTGGGAGACCACCATCGAGGTGGATCGCAACCACGTCGAAGACGACACCTTGGGCATCTACGGCCCGCAGGCGCAAATGGCCGGCTTCGCCGCCAAGCAGTTTCCCGACGAACTGGTGTTTGGGCTGGTGAACTTCACCGGCAAGGGCTTTGACGGCAAAACCTTCTTCGCCACCGATCATAAGGTGGCGGGGGCGAACGTCAGCAACAAGGGCACCGCCGCGCTCTCGGTCGCCACACAAGCGGCAGCCATTGCCAGCTACGGCGCCGGCCGCACCGCCATGATGAAGTTCAAGAATGACGAAGGGCAACCGCTCAACGTCAAGCCCAACATTCTGCTGGTGCCCCCGGCGCTGGGCGATGTCGCTAACGCGCTAGTGACCTCAGACCGGCTCGATGATGGAAAAACCAACCTCTACAAAGGTACGGCGACGGTCGTCGTCGCGCCGTGGCTGACGGTGGATACCGAATGGTATTTGCTCGACACCCAAAAGCCGGTCAAGCCGTTCATCTATCAGGAACGCAAAGCGCCAGTCTTTGTACAGCAGACGGATATGCAGGCGGACGGGGTTTTCATGCGCAAGAAATACAAATACGGCGCCGAAGCCCGCGCCGCCGCCGGATATGGCTTCTGGCAGCTCGCCTACGGCAGCACCGGCGCCGGTTAACCCCCTTGACCTACGCGACCCAGGCTGACATCGAATCCCGCTATCCGGGCGAACTGGCCCAGGCGGGGCCGAAAACCCCGGACGGCCTGCTCGATGAGGCTGCTGTAGGGCTGGCCCTCGCGGCAGCGGAGGATGCCATTAACCGGGCGTTGCGAGTCATCGGCTGGACGGTTCCGCTGGCCGACCCCGCGCCAGGCTGGACCGTGGCGCTGGCGGTGGATCTGGCGTTGTATCGGGCGACCCCGACCGTGCTGGCCAGTCAGGAGGATTTCAAAGACCGCCGTGCGCGCCATGACGCGGCCCTCGCGACGCTGGAGGCCATCGCGGCGGGGCGGGTGCTTCCGCCGCTGCCCGCCGGGGTCGCCGGTTCGGGGGTCTTGTTCAGCAGCTCGCCGCGCCAGTTTGGCCGGGGGTGCTGGTGAATCTCTCGCAGATCCGCGCCACGTTGGTTTCGACGCTGGCCGCCCGCTATCCGACGGTCAAGGTCGAAGCCCACGGCGGGCGATTCAGTGAAAAGGAAGTAGCGCTGCTGCTCAGCAAGGCCCCGGCGCTGCGGGTCGGCTGCATCGGCTTTCCTTCCTTGACCGCGCAAGGGCCTGCGCAATGGAAGGCGGACACCGACTGGGCGCTGTACGTTTTTGCCGCCGATACCGCGACGTCGGAGCGCGATGTGCTGGCGCTGGATCTGGTGCAGGACCTGATGCTCTGGCTGCCCGATCAGCGTTGGGGACTGGACGCTTCCCGGCTGATGGCCCGCGATTCCTTGACCGCCGAAAACCTGTATACCGGAACTATCAATATCCTGCGCGTCGCCCTGTGGGCGGTGACCTGGACGCAACCGTTTCTTCTCACTTCGTCTCCGTAGGAGCAAAGCATGCCCGACCGTGGCTTGTTCACCAATCTGACCTTCCGCGCCGACCGCTGGGTTTCCGGCGCAAAAGCCGGATACATGGATGCGTTCAACGTCTCCGAAATGACTCTGACCCAACCCGACCCCGACACCAAGACCCGCATCAGCCACATGGTCGAGTCCTACGGCCAGGCGCTGGGCGCGGTCTCGATTCCCAAGCCGGTTGAAATTCAGTTCAAAACCGACTCTCTACCCGCGCCCTATCTGAGCATGGCGCTGATGGGCGTGCCCGCGGCCTACAGTCAGACCGTCGCGGTGGCCGCGGCAGGGACGTTCACCGCGATTCACGACAGATGGGTGGCGTTGCCGCGCTGCGAACTGACCGCATTTGCGATTTCCGGGAAAACGCTGGGCACGGATTATGAGGTGCATTTGGCGGCGGGGCTGGTCAAGGCGCTGAGCGCTGGAACGATTGTTAACGGCGCCACGGTGAATTACACCCACGACGCCCCGGCGCGTGCCGGCCAGAAGATCATCGCCGGAACCCAGTCCTTGATTCAGTTGACCCTGCACGGTTCCGGCATCAATGCCGACACCGGCAAACGCTGCGG